GCCGCACAGCTTGTAGAGTGGCACCTGCAGCCCAAGCGCGCCAACGTCCGGGAGATGTGGTCGCGGGCCTCCAAGATCCGCCTTATCCACGGCAGCTCCGTATCTCTGATATCCTACGTCAATGACAGCTTCCGCTATCGCGTGACAACGCCGCTACCGGAGGTGGCCACCCTCTTCAACGATGAGTTCGCCATTGACGAGGATACGGGGGAGCCCATAGAGGTTGCTGGCGAGGAGCAGGAGACGACGATAGAGGAAGGACCCCTGTATCGGGGTCCCGTTGTATATCCCCTTGAGTGGGATGACGTCGTTGCCCCCATAGGGTGCATGAACCTTCAGCCCCTGCGGATGAAGAACCCCGGAGGTGCCGACTGGGTGTTCGTCAGGCACTTTGAGACTCTCAGCCAGATGAAGAAGAAGCACAAGGCCGGTATCTACTCGGAGATGTATGCCGACGACAGATACGAGGCTGATGCTGATGAGGGCATCAAGGACTGGTGGGTAGACAATGCCGGCGACCAGACGCGAACGGGGCAAGGTGGCAGCCAGAACAACCAGCGCGTGCGCCAGCAGGATCAGATGGATGGCAACAACAGGTCGCAGGCCCAAAACCGAGCGGGCACACAGGAGCAGCGCAAGAATCCCGAGTTCGAGATACTGACATACTACGGGGCCTACAGACACCCCGACACGGGAGAAGACGAGGAGGTGGTATTCTTCGTCGCCAAGGACATGCCGAGGATTTTCCTCGGGGGCTTCATGCTCACCGACTTGGTATGGACCGGCGACAGGCCCCTGATGGAGATGCACTACCAGACGCTCTCCAATCGCTTTTACTCTATGGGCGTCATGGAAATTGTGGAGCACCTGTCCGAGGAGCTCGACACCATCCACAATATGCGCGTGGACGTGGGCATCGCCACGAACCTCCCGTGGTACTTCGTGCGGGCCTCCAGCTACATAGATCCCTCAACCATCGTCCTGAAGCCCCTGCAGCTTGTGCCTGTTGATGACCCCCGCGATATCGTCGCCCCGCAGGTGCAGAACGTCACCAGCTTCTACCACCAGGAAGAAAGCCTCCTGCTTACCATCATCGAGAGGGTGATGGGCATTACGGATCTCTTCCTTGGCATTTCGCCGCAATCGGGTGCAAGTGCGCGCCACGCCACAGGTTTCCTCGGAACAAAGGCAGAAGCCGAGGCAAGACTCGCCCAGCCCCTGTCGCAAGATGCCGAGAGCTTCTCCTTTATGGCGCGCATTATCTACAACCTCGAGATGCAGTGGGGGCCGCGGGAACGCAGCTTCCGCCTTGAGGGTGAGCGGTCGGCAGTATCCCGCGAGGGGCTGACACGCGACGACCTCTGGTTTCGGGGGATGTACGACTTCCGCCTTGGGGCCAACGTGGGGATGATGTCGCAGCAGAACAGGTTCCAGCGCTCCCAGCAAGCCTTTCAGTTTCTCAGCCAGAATCCCCTGGTTACGCAGGACATGGGAAGACTATGGCAGGTGACCGCCGAAGTCCTCAGATCCATGGGATACCGCGATTACGAAATTGAGGAGTTCATAGGCCCCCATACCTCCGTATCGGCGGGAACCCTCAAGGATCAGGACGAAGAGCTCGCGCAGATGATCGAGCACAAGTTCGGACCGGGAACGCCCGCACCCATTCATCCTGGCGATAACGACCGTGACCATATGGACAAGATTACGCTATTCCTGAATGGCCCCATCTGGGGAACTATAGACAACCCCAATGCGGAGCGGGCTATCAATGCCCACTACCAGCAGCACGCCCAGGCCGAGCAGCAGAAGAAGATGCAGCAGCAGCAGGGCGCGCAGCAGCAGATGACGGGACAGGGGCAGCAGCAACCACAACAGCAGGGGGCACCGCAGGGAGGTGCCGACCTTGCCAATCGAGCTGCGGCGCAGATACCCTCAGAGTCGGGGGTCAGCAACTTCGCGCAGACCTATCAGGCGCAGACCGCCAACAGTGCATCGGGCGGACCTCCGAACCTCGGACAGTAAGGGAGAAATAGAATGGGTGATATCAAGGTCAAGAATGTTGTTGGATGGCATGGTTCTTCTAAGCCAGCGCCCAAAGTGCAGGGGGCTACTAAGGATCAGGTTCGGCGCAAGCAGACGGGTGCGGCCATCACCCCCTCCGAAGGGCAAAAGTACAAGGGGCTATTAGGAAAGAAAGCTAAAGCGACTGTACCAGAGAAATCTAAGGTGAATGTGCGAAGAAGGGCTAAAGTGCGTGGGGGCAAGAAGTAGATGGCAGGTCAATATGGACCCACACGTCAGGATGCGAACATCGACCCGCAGGCGGGGCGCTATAACCTGATGACGGCTATGCAGGCTCTGGCAAAGAAGCTGCCCGCTATGCCGATGATAGCCACAGATAGAATATCACCTCACGCCCGCATGGCTCCGGGTGTCGCCGGGGGCAATGAGAGCTTTACCCTTCAGGACCTTGGAGGCTTGGCTGCCCAGATGGCCCCGGCGTCAGCCGATCCTTTTACGATGTTGGCCGAGGCTGGCCCCGTGGATGAACTGGCGGCTCCTCTTCTTGGGGCACTGACGGCAATGGTGAGGAAGAGTGACCCCAATGCGCTGCGGAAGGTTTACCATGGGTCCCCACACAAAATACCTCCCGAACCGGGGTATCCCATGGGTCGGTTCAAGGATGAATTCATCGGCACGGGTGAGGGAGGGCGAGCAAAGGGGCATGGACATTATCAGGCTGAAAACCCAGAAACAGGAGAGTTTTATAGAGAAAGCCTTTCTGACCCAAAAATCGTTGATGCTCAAGGGCTTCCTGCAAAAGAACATGACACCGCGTCCGCGTGGCTTGAATCGGGAGGTTCTTATAAAGAAGCAAAGAAGCAACTTCAAAAAGAACTCAAGGACTCTTCTGGGAGCACAGGAATGGTGGAGGGCCCATCCGGCACCTCCATTACAAGTGAAGAGTTTTTCAGAAATGCTCTCAGCGCCTTGGACCACATGGAGAAGAAAGGCATACGCATAGAAGACGCAGGGTACGTTTATGAATCGGCCCTGAAAGTCGCTGATGAGGATTTTCTTCTCTGGGATAAGGCCATAAGCCAACAAAGCGAAAAGGTTAAAACTGCTATACAAAACCATGTTGAAAAACAAGCAAAAGACATAGAGGTGGATTTGTTGTCAAGCACCTGGCCTGAACACGCAAGGCTTGTCGCAGATACAACAAGAGAAAATTTATTAAAACGCACAGGCGGGGATTATCTGGAACATGTTGGAAGGAACGAGATAGGGACAAAAGAACTTCAGTCTTTGGGGATCAAGGGTGTCAAATTCCTTGATGCGGGAAGCCGCGACACAGGTAAAGGCACATTTAACTTCGTCGTCTTTGACCCCGAGGATCTTGAGATACTCCGAATCCTCGGCATCACGGGAGCCGTGGGCCTTGGGGCAGCAGCGTCGCAGCAGGGACCTCCTACACCGGATGTAAATCTATGATAACCTCCCAAGAGCAGATGGACGTATATGAGACATCCCTGTCTCCGGGGTGGGACATCGTCCTCCGCGAGGTGATGACACGCCTCAACGAGTCAGCACAAGACGTCTTGAAAACCGTCAGGCCCGGCATCGACGCCGAGGAGCGCATGCACCGCGGAGGCCAGCATCAGGGGGTTCGCGATGTCTACGAGTTCTTGAGGAGAATGGAGAAAGATGCCACTACTGCAATTAGGGCCGGAAACAAAACGACGCATAGTGCAGAACAGGCTCAACAGCAGCAAGAGGTTCGGGTTCTTTGACTTTACAGACTCGCCACCGGAAGTCTTGGGACGTCCTACGCCCGAGCCGGTATTAATCGAAGAGGGCCTTACCGTCGGCCAGCTCCTCAAGGCAGCAGATATGCTCAGTGAGGAGGCGACACGTCGGGACCGCCTAAAGCAAGCGAAAGCGCAGCGCCAAACCTAAAAGAGGAGGTGATCCACACATGCCCAAGGGCAAGTATGATGGTGGTGCAAAAACCCAACAGCAGGGCGCAGGCAAGAGAGCGTCCAAGGGTGGGATGAAGACAGCATCGAAGAAAGCCGGCAAGGGCAGTCCGAGCCGGAAGTTGTATTAACTAACTCGCCAGGAGCATGCGACAATGCCCGAAGAAACACTTCAAGACAACGTAACACCACAAGGCGCTGGTGCCGCACCCGATAGTGCGGCAGGAAGTGAGCCTGCTTCCACCCCCGAGCCCGAGATACGGTACGCGTCCGCTGACACGATAGTTCAGCCCGATCCGAGCACGGATTCCGCAGACGATGGCGCATCAGGCCAGGTGCCGTCTTATCGGCTGCGGGAGGAGACATCGCGACGCCGCGAGGCAGAGAATGCCGCGCAGCTTATCGCACAGCAAAACCTGATACTTCAAAACCAGCTGAACCAGCAGCAGCAGAGTGTGGCACCCGCCCCCGGCGTTCCCGATGAGCTCATAGAGCCCTTTGGGAATGACGAGGAAGGACAGAAGGCACTACGCGCTGTTCGCGGTGTCTCGCAGCATGAAACCCGAGAGGCTCTGGATCAGTTTCGTGGTGAGATACGCCAGGAGCTGCAGCAGGAGTTCGACACGAAGCTCGGGTCCGTCACGGCGTCGATAACTATGGGCGAGGAGCTTGCAGGCATGAAGACTCGCGGCCTCATTGACGACAATGCGGAGAAGGAAATCGGAAGACGCATGGGTGAGCAGATACGCCAGAATCCGGCGTGGGGACAGAAGGGCAATCAGGAGCACCTTCTCAACAAGGTGTGGACGGACATGCTCCGCAGTGGAGACATCCGCCCAACGACGCAGCCCGCAACACCCCGCGAGGGGGGCAACAGCCCCCTGCAGCCCGGAGGTTCTCGCCCCACAGAAAAGCAGCTTCGCGACAACAACGATGCGGAGCTTCGCGAGATTCAGGAACGCTTTCCCAATTCATTTCAGGGAAAGACGATTGAGCAGCTGCGCAGCCTCGGTGGCCCCCAGTCTTCGACGGTGGAGCACGGGTCCCGACAACCGCAGCAGCAGCAAACCCAGTTACCTTCACAACGCACCTTTGTGCACACTCGGGAGTAATAGATGCCTACCGATAAACGTGAAGCCAAGGTAGTCACCAAGCCCTCCGTGGGAGCACAGTGGGCGGGAACAAAGCTGGACCCAAACGAGAGCGGCATGCTTCAGTGCCCCTTCTGTCCGTGGTCCCCGGTGACGGGGAGTCTCGGTGAGCAGAAGAATGCCCTCGGACACCACCTTGATGAGCAGCACGAAACCAAGCTGGAGTTCGCAAGGCTGCATTGGGCAGACCTCGGATGGGAAGCCTACGAGAAGATGAAAGAGCTCGAAGCTCGCGAGGAGCAGGAAATAGACTTTGAGGGCATGCTCCTCGGCGAGAGTTTCGATGAGTTCGATTATCTCTATGTGGGCAAGGAAGTCAAAGACAAGGTGCGAGGGCGTGGCGGTGTCTTGCGATGGGCAAGCGCCAAGAACGTCCAGCGCTACAAAGATTGGGGTATGCGCGTCGTAGAGCGTGGGGATGCGGAGATGCCAAGCCAGCAGTCCCGCGAGGATACGACAGCACGCGCCAATGAGCTTGTCTTGATGGAGATGCCAGCTCCCTTGCGCGAGAAGAGAAACGCACTGCGCCAGCAGAAGATTCGATCACAGGGTGCCACCGTGGGCCGTGCCGAGGATCTTCAGAACAGCCAGAGCGACCTGGGGAAGAACGCTTATGAGCACTATCGGCGTCAGGGAGTGCCTCACGAAAATGCCATGCGTCTTTCGCGAAATGTCGAGGGTCGCGTGGCGTCGGGTGAGATATCCTTTGACATGGAACCAGGTGAAAACAGATACACGCATCGGAGGTAATACCTAATGGCCAACGTGGACCTTGCCTTTGGTTTCGTTGCCACACCCCTGCTGCGCGCTCGGCCCTACAG